ATAAAAATTGATTCAATAATATTTCGGTTGTATAATAACAATTAAATCAAATCATACTATATAATGAATCGTCCAATTATCATTTCGATTGAGGGCAACATCGGCGCGGGGAAAACTACTGCCATCAACAACCTAGAAAAACATATGCATTCCAACATGAAAGAAACAGATAACAGTATTTTATTTCTGAGAGAACCAGTGAATGTATGGGATACAATTAAAGACTCATCTGGAGAAACGATTTTAGAAAAATTTTACAAAGATAGTGATAAATATGCTTTTGCTTTTCAAGTTATGGCATATGCTACCAGAACTGCTAATATAAAAAATACAATCAAGCAAAATCCGGAATGCAAAATTATTGTTTGCGAGCGTTCTCTTGAAGCTGATAATAATGTTTTTGCGAAAATGCTCAAAGACGACGGAAAGATTGAAAATATTCAGTATCAAATATATGAACATTTCTATCACGCGGGTAAAGAAGACTTGAATACAGATGCGATCATCTATGTCGATTCTTGTCCAACTGTCTGCCACGAACGAATCAATCGACGTTCTCGCGATGGAGAAGGGGGGATTAGTCTAGAATATTTACAATCGTGTAAAGACTATCACGACCAATGGTTAATCGAAAATCCACCTATCCCAGTTTTATTAATTAACACAAATGACGACGTTAAATACGACAGAAGCGACCCTGAAGATAAAGGTATAGTATGGTTAGAAACGATGGAACAGTTTATTCGAAGATATATATGAATGTAGTTTCAAAGCTATATACGTGAATAAAAATATAAAATATTATTGATAAATAATAAGATTTCAAATTATTATTTATTTTTTATAGGTCGAATTTCACCACTATTTTTACGGTTTCTTTCTTTATACATTTTACTGCAGATATAGAAAGCTCTTCTCGTCTCTTTCGTGTTTTAGTATTGTCTGTTAAATCGATGTTTGTTCTATTTTTAGAAGTGCTATTACGATTATTCATATCTTGTTCTATTTGTGTATAATGTTGTTCAATATAATCTACAACCTTGTTTTCAATTGCCCATTTAAAAAAATTTAATTGACCAATCGTTGTTTCCATATGTTTATCATTAAAAGGGACCGAAATTCTACCCCATCTACAAAATGGGTCAAATCGTTTTTTTGAATACGACTTCAACTTCAACTTATAATCATTGAATACTTTGAATCGAGTTTGTTGTATATTATCTCCTTTTTTTAGAGGGACTTCATATATAGTATAATTCTTTTTTGCATAATTGGTTACAAACCAGTCAATAATTCGTAAAGAGATTTTGGTTTCACCGTTTATTACACCTATCATAATCTGGAGATTATCAGTATTTTCGTAAAATTCGGTCAAACTGTTCATAATCAAATCATTTTGTGTTTGTAAAGTTGTTGCACAATAAACGCTCATTATTAGTTAAACACCCGTTAATATTTATGCAGTTTTTAGTATAATATATATATATATATTATATTATATTATGCAAACAACTACTGAAAATAAAATGAATGATTTCTTAAAAACTTTAGAAGAAGAAGACCTAACCACAAATATCTCCAAAATATCTTTCATTTTTATTGCATTTCTAGTAATAGCCGGTGGATATACCACACAAATCTTTTCATGCAGCACACAACGATTTTTAAGCAGCAATATATACGGTAAGCATCTTATTGGTATTGGCCTTATATTTGTGTTTATTATGCTTGAAGGTGGTTGGGATTTTGATAAGAAAGAACAAGAGAAACATAGTGTAGATTGGTCTAATGGAAATTGCATAGATAGTATGATGTATGCTTTTGTGATCTATTTTATTCTACTAATCAGTTCTAAAATGCGCATTGGATGGAATGCTTTATTATTTGGTCTATTATTTGTTTTATATTTTGTGAATACGCAAAGACTATATTATTTCAATCGTAATCGCATTAATAAAGGTATTAACCAACAATTAATCGATGGCGAAAAGAAGGTTATGTATTCGCTGCCTTTTATTTTAACGATTGGTGTTGTCGATTATTTTTTGTATAAAAAAGCTCAGATGGGAAAGGCATTCAGCTTTTATTTGTTTTTCTTAGGTAGTGCCACTTGTAGAAATCTATAAAATTGACAACTATATTCATATGATAATATAATTATAATAAATTATACTATTATGTTTTCTTGTTTTAACTATCTATGTGGTTTTGGTATATCAATGAACAATATTCATCCAGATATTCAAAACTCGAATTGGAATTCAGTTGAGCCATTTCAACCTGACGTTCATTTTGGAAAGGTAATTAAGGTATATGATGGCGATTCCATTACTATTGTTGCAAAACCATATGAAAATTATCCGGCATATCGGTTTTCCGTCCGATTAAATGGTATTGATACACCAGAACTTCGCACCCACGATGAAAATGAGAAAAAACACGGCTATATTGCTCGCGATGCGTTGTCAGCCAAAATACTTAATAAAATAGTTGTTCTTAAAAATGTAGGTAGTGAAAAATATGGCCGATTACTGGCAGACATTTATTTTGATGATGAAAATATATGCGAATGGATGGTGATTCAAGGGTATGCAGTTAGATACGACGGTGGGACAAAAGTGAAACCAAAAGAATGGCTAGAATAAGTGGTATTTGTAAATATTTAACGATTATTAAATATTTATTTTGTTTTATATTTTTATTTTTTTTACAAGCAGAAAGCAAATAAGGTAGATGCTTAATTACTGTAAGCAGGGCCAGCCATGCCAGACATCACACGAAGCACGTTGTAATTAACGGCATATACGCGGACCTTGGCGGTGTTGGTGCCGGAAACAGTTCCAGAGGAAAGAACAAGCTGAAGAACAGCGTTGTCAATGCGAGAGAAATTGCAACTTCCAGAGGGCTGGTGCTCCTCGGGGCGAAGGGCGAAGGAGTAGATATTGATACCGGCATCAGGGGCACGGGTGTGGTGCTGGAAAGGCTGGACAACGTCGAAGTAAGAACCCTCACGCTCGGAGAATCGGTCCTGGCCGTTAAGCTGAAGCTTGGCAGTGACCACAGGGTTCTCACCCCAACAATGCATGTCAAGGGCAGTCTCGGCAAGAACGAATGTTCCGGCGTCAGACAGACTGGAACCGGCCTCGGTAGCAGCGTTCCAACTGGTCTCGGTACCGGCAGAGGCGGCACCAGCGTTGGGCATCTGGAAGACATTACCATCAGTGGAGATGAAGGCATTGGCACCAGATGTCTGGTCCTCACCACCGAAGGCATGAACGGCGTTGGGAAGGGCATCAATGGCATCAGTGTAATTGAAAGGCTGGGCACCAAGGGTCTTGTAAAGGGTCTGACCACCCTCCAAAGAGGCACAGTAGTCAACATTGGCATCAGGCTGGACAACCCACACAAGCTCCTTACAGGGGTGGTTGAAGTTAAGCTTGATCTTGTTGGAAGAAGAACCAACAGACTCGTCGCCAGTGAATTGAACCTGCTCAATCAAATACTCGTGAGGGTTCTGGGCCATCTTGCGGCGCTCGTCAGTATCAAGGAAGATATAGTCAACATAAAGAGAGGCGGCAACAAGAGATTGCTGGTAGGCTTGGCTCACAGACTGAGTTCCGGTGTTCTCGACAAGAGACTTGACGGCCCATAGGCACTCGCCAATAGGACGGAAGTCAATGTTGATCTTAACCTCGTGGTATTGAAGGGCAATAAGAGGAAGAGCAAGTCCGGGGTTGCGGCAAAACCAGAACTGAAGGGGAACGTAAAGAGTGGTCTCAGGAAGGGCGTTGCGAGGAGCACACACCTGGGCGGGGCCACCGGCGGCGGCACAGGGACCAGACACGTTGGCGAACCCGGGGTCGGTGATGTAGGTAAGCTGGGTGGTGTTTCCGATCATCTTGTAGTAGCCAGCCTGTTGCTCCTTGGAAAGAGTAACCTGGTTCCAGATGTGCATCCAATCACCATATTGACGGTCAATACGCTGACCACCAATCTCGACCTCAACCTGAGCAACAAGCTGCTCACCAATGAAGTCCAACCAACGGGCATAAACAGCACCAGTTGCGCCCTTCATGTCCTGGTCAATCTGGGGAAGAGTGACCTGAAGATAGGTGCGGTAGGCAAGATCACCATTACGGCTGAGTGTGCAGGTCACACGGCGACCGAAATCGGCCTGACCGGAGAAGGTCTGCTCAATGCTCTCCATGGCAAAGTTTGTGTGGCGTCTGTAAGACACCTTCCAGAAGGTAATTTCGGGGGTTCCAGTAAGAAAAACGTCTTGTGCGCCATAGGCGACTAGTTGCATAAGTCCTCCAGCCATTTGTCTGTAGTTATACAATAGACTAAGATAATAATCTCAGAAAAATACGTATTTAATTCATTTATTTTTTATGCCTAAATAAATGAATTGTATTATCAAAGCATATCGCAATTGATAGTTTATTTTTTTATTGTAGATTGTTTATGCTTGATGATCGAACCAATAACAATAAATATTTCTATTTTTTGTAAGTAATGCAGTAAAATTCAGATTCTCTTAGTTTTATTTTTTGTCAGAAATACAACGAAATTCTGAACTTCTTTTTTGACCTGGTTTGCACGGATTCACACAACGACCCGTCGTTGGTTTCAATTCTTTACCTATTTTTTTACAATCACTTGGCGTGTTTTTCTTTGTTTTTCTATTAGGACTGGTATGTTTCTTTGTTTTTATACAACGGAATTTATTGTTTCTTTCTTTGCCGTCTTTACACGCGACTGCACATTTTTTTGTTTCTGGATTATAATCAGGTTTTTCAGGCGGACAATGCTTTCTGCTATGATTCAAACTTGCCACAGATAACTTTTTATTCAATTTTATACTTTCTTTTGTTTTTTTCGTTTTAACACAACGGAATTTATTGTTTCTTTCTTTGCCGTCTTTACACGCGACTACGCATTTTTTTATTGTTGGATTATAATCAGGTTTCCCAGGTGGACAATGCTGTCTGTTATGGTTCAAACTTGCCACAGATAACCTTTCCGCCAATTCTATACTTTCTTTTGTTGGACTCGGTTCTCGTGAGACTATTTTGTGTAATTCCAATAATTTTTTATACTCTTTTCGCAACTCTGCAAAATCAGTATTTCGCGTAGCCAAATCCTTTCTCACATATGGTGTGATTAAACTCATCGCATCAATCACAAAATTATGATCATAGTCGCTTTTTTGAAATATATGTAGAAATAATTCCATAAGTGCCAGAGACAAAGAATATCCATCAAAAGAAGTAGCCACCTTTTCTATGAATTTATTGTATGGAATTTTTTTATATTTTTTACATTTAGTTTTGGTATCATATTCTTCTCTATTTGCACAGCTTAATTCCGATGGAAAGTATCCCCACGATACAGCCATATCATTCTCGCTATTTTTTGCTTCCTTAATAAAA